GAGTCGTGGTTTAGAATCTGGGATGAAGAAGAACCACCACAGTGTGATTTTATAATACAGACTATGGACACAGCATTCTCAACAAGAACAACGGCAGATTATAGTGTCATTCAAACGTGGGGTATCTTTGTTACAACCGAAACAGATAGTGAAGGAGTTGAACGAGATATTGGTAATTTAATTTTACTTGGTAATGTTCGCAGTCGATTTGAATATCCAGAGTTACGAAGTAATGCACAAGATGCATTTGATGAACACGACCCAGACATTATAATAATAGAGAAGAAAGCCAGTGGGCAATCGTTGATACAAGATTTAAGACGAGCAGGATTACCAATACTTGAATATACTCCTGATCGTGATAAAGTAGCGAGAGCCTATGCTGCCTCACCCTTGGTAGAGTCAGGTCGAGTATGGTTGCCAAATAAACTGTGGGCACAAACATTATTTGATGAAGCCGTCAGTTTTCCGAATGCGGCACATGATGACCAAGTGGATGCGATGGTAATGGCGATACACTATATGAAAGATTCTTGGCACTTGCAACATCCCCATGATCCGTATTATAGTGATAATGACAACACTTATAAAAAAAATAAGGCAACCTACTGGAAGGTATCTAATTAATTATGGCAATAGAAAAGAATCCCAATGACATAACGGCACCAATTGATGTAGCTAAAGACAAGCTTAATACACAGTCTGAAGCTTTAGGTATTGATGTAAATATAAATGAAGAACAAGAAGAAGATTTAGCTGTCAATGTAGACCCAACAACGGGTGAAGTTGAGATGGCTTTGAATGAAGACAGTGGTAAAATGTTAGCCTCTATCAGTGAGGACTTTTACATGAACCTTGCTGACTTGATGGAAGAAGATCAACTTGAAGACATATCTACTACAGTTTTAGATAACTATCAATCAGACAAAGAATCAAGAGAAGAGTGGGAGCAAACATTTGAACGAGGCTTTGATTTACTCGGACTTAAACTAGAAGAAACAACAGAACCATTTGATGGTGCATGCACAGCTACCCACCCATTAATTATTGAGAATGCCGTTAAGTTTCAATCAAAGGCATCACAAGAATTATTTCCAAGTAAAGGTCCAGTCAAGACTCAGATAGTTGGCGCACAGAATCCAGAAAAAGAAAAACAAGCGCAACGTGTGAAAGACTTCATGAATTATCAGCTCACTGAAGAAATGCCAGAGTATTTCGATGAGTTTGAGAAAATGTTATTTCACCTACCGTTAATTGGTACGGCAGTTAAGAAAGTTTATTATGATGAAACATTAGGACGACCGATATCAGAGTTCATACCGATTGATCAGTTTCACGTATCTAATCTCGTTTCTGATCTTAGACGTGCCGATAGATATACCCATGTTATTTATCGTAGCGAAAATGATTTACGAAAAGATATGGATGCCGGTATGTATAGTGAACTTGATCTTGGTGATCCCGAACAAACCGACAGAGGATCAATCACATCTAAAGCAGAACAAATTATGGGACTATCGGCATACGATGAAAACCCATATGACCCAAGCTATCAACTCCTTGAACAACATCTGTATTTAGATTTACCAGAACCCTTCAACAGTCCTACTGGTGTAGCCTATCCGTATATCGTTACGGTTGATAAAAGTTCAAAGAAAGTTCTAAGTATTCGTCGTAACTGGAATGATGGAGATCCACGATTTGTAAAAAGAGAACACTTCGTTAGTTACAAGTTTGTACCTGGTTTTGGATTCTACGGACTAGGGTTAATTCATTTTCTTGGTAATCTCACCATGTCGGCAACGGCAGCAATGAGAGCACTAATAGATGCAGGTCAGTTCTCTAATTTACCAGGTGGTTTTAAAGCCAGAGGTGTTAGAGTTGTCGGCGATAATTCTCCGATAATGCCGGGGGAGTTTCGTGATGTTGAGTCAACGGGTTTAGACTTGGGCAAGTCCATAGTTCCTCTTCCGTATAAAGAACCATCTCAGACTCTCTATCAGATGTTAGGCTTTGTAGCCACTGCCGGCCAGAAATTTGCTGACACGACAGATCAAGTAGTGTCTGACGCAACGAACTATGGTCCGGTTGGCACGACATTAGCATTATTAGAAGCATCGGGTAAGTTCTTTTCAGCAATTCACAAACGACTCCACAAGTCCCAGAAGGACGAGTTTAAAATATTAGCTAGAATAAACCATGAGTTTTTACCAACAGCTTATCCTTATGATATTATAGGACAGTCTGCCGAGATATTCAAGCAAGATTTCGATGGACGTGTCGACGTGGTTCCTGTTAGTGATCCGAACATACCATCGAACTCACACAGACTCGCCCAAGCTCAGCTGATGTTACAGTTAGCTTCACAGTCACCACCAGGAACTTTCAATATGCCAGAGGTAAACAAAGCGGTTCTTGCCGCGGCTAATGTTGATAATCCAGATAGATTTATGAATGCACCCCAACAGGCTATGCAACAGGACCCTCTCGCCGATATCATGTCAGCTACACGTGGACAGCCGATCAAAGCTTTTCCAGGACAAGACCACGATGCTCACATCGCCGTGAAGACCGCATACTTGCAAGACCCGCTTAATGGTGCCAACCCAATTATGAAAATGGTTGAACCAATTATAATGGCAAATGTCAGAGAACATATGGTTCTTCGATTCCAAGAACAGATGGGTGGACTCATGAAAGCGCAAGAGGGTCAAGTTGACCAAGGCGCTAGTCTAACTATGATTATGGCAGAGTCAGCCAAACAGATTCTCACAGCGAACCAGTTAGCAGCGCAAGGTGGACTGGATAGTATTGAGCAACAAAACCTAGACATACAAAAACAATCGGTTATAAATAGGAAAGAACGTGAAGATAAGGAACTCGCTCTTGAAGAAAAGAAACTTAACATAGATGCCATGGTTGAAGCCGCTAAGATTGAAGAAAGTAAAAAAGAAAAAAACGACAACCTTACAGCTAAAGTGGTAATGGATCTTTTAAAATTGGTTGACAAACAAAAGTTTCAAGAGGGAGGATTTGTTGAACAAGCCAGAGCCGCCCAACCATCATCAGTGGCTCAAGCATCAGCCGAGGAGTTTAAACAAGCAGCCGACCTTGCTGTTAAACAACCGATTACTCAACCTAAAGGTTTTTTAGAACAAGCTTTTGAAGCTCAAAGGATAGACCCTCAGAAAGCCATTAGAGAACAAATGGAGAAAGAGGCGGCTGAAAGAGAAATGGCTAAAGCACCAATTATCCCAGTTGAACGAAAAGATATTATTGAAACTGAAGAAGAGGTTGAAAAAATATCTGAAATTGAAAGACAAGAAAAGGAGTTAGAGAATATGAGAAAAATGAAGGAAATGAGTGATCTTACTTATAACCAAGAGATTGGTCCTAACAGCACAAAACCACATCATCCTACACCGACCAGTGGAGTAACGATTGGTTTAGGATATGATATGAAACAAAAGACGGCTAAAGAAATTAAGGACACATTAATGGAAGCTGGAGTCGAGGAACAAGATGCTATGACATTATCTCAAGCAGCTGGATTATCTGGTGAAGAGGCTACTAAATTTGTTGAACAAAATAAAAATTTACAATTGACAGATGCACAACAAAATAAATTATTTACTAAAGTTTTCGCTGATTCTATTATTCAAACGGAAAAAGATTTAATTGATATGGGTTATGACCCTAGTAAATTATCGGAAGCTGAAATAGCTTTATTAGCTGACTATACATACAATGTTGGATCAGTTAAAGTATTCCCAACTTTTACAAATGCGATTATTAATAAAGATTATGACACAGCAAGAAAAGAATATAAACGAAAATCTGGTGATAAATTTTTAACAAAAAGAAACAAAGCAACATTAGCTTACATTAATAATTTAGAGAAACAACAGAGTGGATAGCATAACAAACCACGGTGTGGAACTTCCTGATCCCGCCGTTTGTTTTGATGACGAAGGTTACGAACCCAGTAATAATGATATACCTCAAACATACGAAGTATTATCACGAGCTATACGAGAGTTAGATATAAACTCATTTTCTTTAGGTATTAATAGTCTTTACTCTAGTGTTAAGCCTACGGTTACCGTTCAGAACCAACTTAAATCTGCCTTAGTTGGTTTTACATTACTACAACAATCTAACAATATATCATATGATGGACCCAAACAATTTAAAGAGCTTGGCTATTACGACACTATTATTGATACCGATTCTTTACTTGCTTGTCTTGAAAAAGACATTGTCGAATTAAAATCATTAGAACCTATTAGAAATACACGGATGCAAGATAGAATGTTAACTATACCGTTAAGTCACAAAGCCTTTGATATTCTAAACGATACCTATAATAAATTAAAACTATTACCCAAACCGTATTCGATTACCAATATTAATTTACATGTGAGTGATAAAGACGATACCTTTAACGAATACTTTCAAACAGATCAAAAGCATAAACCTAAGAATGATTTATATACATTACATATAGATCCGAAGTATAATTATATCAAGACAATTATATATCTTAATACAGTTCAGCGAGGTAATGGTCCTTTCGCCTATATACCTGAAAGTCATAGATGGAAGTTTAATGATGTTGAAATGTTATTCTGTAAAAGTAATCAGTTAGTTAATACATTATCAACTGTAGAACAAAGAGAAATAAATGCAGGTCTTCCATTATGGGCACGAAAAAATTCATACTTTTCACGACAATTTAAAAACAACACTCCTCTGTCAGAACACTTATATAAAAAATTAAAACACTTTACATCTGATAAGAGTAATTTTATATTGTTTGAACCGAACTTTGGTTGGCATAGAGGAACACACGTGCAGACTGGAGAACGTATTGCATTACAAATAATTATGAAACCAAATGACAACTAATCCCTATCTTTCAAAAGAAGTATTACAACGACGAGTGTTTAATCCATACTATTACGATTTACATGTTAAAGAATTTTTAGTCGGAAAGACAAAGCAATATATAGATCCTGATGGAGTCGTCCTTGATGTTGGGGCTGGTGTGGGTCAGTATACTCGGTGGTTTACGAAGCATGCCGACCATGTCAAAGGGTACGAGGCTGTCCCTGAAGTCTACGATCAACTATGTAAAGTTCAAAATGATTATCTTAATTTTTCACCTTTTAACCTAGCTGTTGGTGATAAACCGGGTAAAGAAAGATTTTATGTTGATAACAAACGATTATCTAATTCATCGTTTCAAAATCTAGTTGATGGTTACCCTATTGATGTTAAGGTTATAACCTTAGATGAACATTGTCGATCGGCTCATAATGTTTGTTTTATAAAAATAGATACCGAAGGTACAGAACTTGATGTGTTGAATGGTGCACAAAAAATTATTGATAAGCATAAACCTCACATGATGATAGAGATTTATGATAAGTTTAATAAATATCCAGTAGATACAACTTTTAAATTTTGTTTTGATAGAGGATACTCTTGTCTTTATAATCACAGAGGTCAAGGATTAAAACCAATAACTGACGTTGAGCATGGTGTAAAAGTAGCGATGACAATGCCAGAAATAACTGATGGAGATTTTTTGTTTTTACATGGCAGTAGAACTTAAAAATAGTATGTTTATACATGTCCCTAAAACAGGGGGACGATGGGTAAAACAAATGTTGTTTAATTATGTAGAGGGCGCTAAAGCTGTTGGTGATGCTGTATATGATTCACATAATACACCAATGACTCATAAACAAACTTTTGCTTTTCTTAGACATCCTATGACATTTGTACATAGTTTGTTTCATCATCGTGCACGTAAAAAGTCAAACACCAGAGGTCATCAATGGAACTGGCAAAACGATTTAAGATTAGAACGAGAGTGCCAAGCCGAAGAGTATGAAACATTCCTTACTAAAATAGTCGGGAATAAAAATGTTGTTAAAGATTATTATGATCATTATACAACTAACCATTATCCTGATATTAAGTTTGGGTATATGGAAACACTATGTAATGATTTGATTATTATGATTGATGCTCTAGGTGAGAAGTTTGATGAACCATCTATTTACATGCACGGTAAACTAATTGTTGGTGGTCGAGATGCGAGTGGTCCTATAACTGTACAAGAGGCAATGATAAAACAAGAATATCTTGATGCTATGTATGAATCTGAAAAAGAATTATTTGAAAGACACAATGTATGGATGCCGTAGCTAATTACCTTACAGAAAAACTTACGACGACAAAAAACAATCTAGCTGAAGCAATTTCAACTGGGTCATCTGAAAATTATGCTGACTATAAATATCAAGTCGGTATTATTGAAGGCTTGACGATTGCTCTTGAAGAAATTAAATTAGCAGAGAAAAACTTATATAGTGAAGGAGTAGAAGAAGAATGAAAGCGGCAGGAGTAGCAACAACGGTTGCAGGTAATGACGATTGGATTACAGATAAAGAGTCCGTTGATCCAAAAGTATTACCACATTTACCGGGTTATCATATTTTAATTAGACCCGTAGCAATTAGAGAAAAGACTAAAGGGGGTATCTTACTTCCTGATAAATTTAAAGACGATGCTAAATACTTAACAACCCTTGGTCGTGTATTAAAAGTTGGTGAGTTGGCTTATGCTGATGACACAAAGTTTAAAGGACGAGCATGGTGTAAACCTGGTGACTATGTTGTTTATGGTAAATATCAAGGCGATAAGTTTTTTTATAAAGGTATTAGAATGCTGTTGTTGTTTGATGACCAAATACTTATGGTTGTTCCAGACCCAGCTGATCTTGATCCGAACTATTTGGATATAGATAAGTAATACTATATAATTAGCTTATTGACGTAATCGTAACTCGTAACTGCGGAGAAAACATGAACGAAGAAAACAAAACTCAAGACGACGGCTATCAAGAAATAGACGTTTCGAAACCCCAAAAAGAAGAACCAGAAAAAGACTACGAGGTTGAAGAAGAAACTGAGCAACCAAAAGTCGAAACTAAAAAAGAAGAACCAACTGAAGAATCTAAAGATCCAGAGGAATTAGATGGTATTAATACTGCTGGTGCTGAAAAAAGAATAAGACAACTAATTAAACAACGTAAAGAGAGAGAAGAACAACTCGAAGCGCAACAACAACAAATTGCTGATCTTCAATCACAACTTCAAAACTCTACACAAAAAGTACAAGAAACAGAGAAGGCTAGTTTAATTAGTTATGAGAATCAAACTAAAGACAAGCTTAAACTTGCTGAGGAAGGCTATAAGAATGCTTATGATTCAGGTGATAAAGATAAACTGTTAGAGGCACAAAAAGCAATTGCTGATGCAACTACAGAGCTTAGAATGGTTGAAGCTAAAAGATTTTATATTGAAGATCAAGCTAAGAAAACTGAGCCTAAACAAGCAGACAGTGGAGATAAAGAAGCTCCTAGAGAAGCACAACCTCAACCTCAGAAGAAGGGTAAACTACATAAGTTTGCAAGAGAGTGGATATCTGATAATAGTGAGTGGTATAATAAAGATAGAATTACCACACAAGCTGCACATATTATAAACGAAGATTTATTACAAGAGGGCTTTGATCCAGAGAGTGAAGAGTTCTATACTGAGATAAGTAAAAGGCTAAAGAAAGAAATGCCTCATAAGTTTGGTCAGCAGGAAGAACCAACAAATAAACCTGCTCAAGTGGTGGCTGGAAAGTCACGTACTTCGGCCTCATCAAAAGGTAAGATAAGACTATCTCAAGAAGATGTCCGTCTTGC